CCCAATCAAAAAGCGGATATCTGACGCATACACAAGAAAGTATGCAGACAGACAATACTCAGACGCTGAGATGGAAGGCGCACTTGCCGAAGAGTGGATGGCTGAGAGCTTTGCTGAGTATCTCGCTGAACGCGTTGCGAAAGGTGACATTGCTGGTGCCGCCTTGCTTGGACGGTCAGACGGTATCGTCCTGAAGAATAGATTTGAGAGGGCAATAGATCGTCTTGTCGAATATGTAAGCTACGTTCTGAACGGTTTAATCGGTCGAAACGACATCAAGCAAACATTCAGACGTATTACCTTCTCAGGAAATATGTTCGACAATGGGACAACTCCACCTCTGGCTCGACGAAAAGCAGCAGTGCACCCATCACAAGCTGCGGCTTATGCTTCAGACAGCGCCGCCTCTGCAACCAGAATTAAAGATGAGAAAGTTCGTCGCTTTGTTGGGAATGGAGTAGGCTATGACCAATCAGCCGATGCAGCCCGACCATTCTATCACGCTACTCCGGTAGGATTTAAGTTCAACAGAAATGCTAATCCTGACGTAGTGCTTCAGCCATCGACCAACGGGTATAACGGTCCTGGTGTCTACCTTGCCGACCAAGCAGAGGTTCCTTTGTCTGTGTATGGCCAGCGTCCAACTGACCAGTCGATCATGCGAGCAATATCTGAAGCTGATTTGCCAGACGATGTTAGAGAGGACCTTGAAATTGACGCGTTCAACGTAACCCAGACACGTCGCGAGATTTCAAAACTTAGAAATAAATATGCGATCTTACGTCAGAGTAATGCGAACGAGGAAAACGACGTTAATGGATTTCTTAACGCACAGGATATGCGCGAGATAAAAAACCAAATTGATGAGCTAGTAAATGAAGAGATGATCGCGATGGAAAACTTCGCTCGTTATAATATTGCGAGCGATCCACTATCGATTCCTGTTTACGTCGGGGTGAAGCGAACCGCTGATTTTAGAGCTGATACTTTTTACAATGACGAAGACCCATTCGCTCAAACTATACTTGATCTTATCACAGAAAACCCAGAGCTTGACGCGAAAAGCGTAAATGCTTTGAGAGAAGATTTAGCCTACGGCCTCACTGGTTCTGAACTTTACCAGTCGATGATTAAAGCATTATCAGGTCAAACAGGAAGGTCAGACGCGTCTCGGTTGATGGCCACCGAGATGTTACAGCAGCGTGGATACGATAGCATCCACACAACTCACGCGAATACTGTCGACGATGTAACTGACATAGACACTCTTATTGATGGCAGACCTGTAAGCGCAACACGAGAGCAGTATGATGTACTCGTTGTCTTTGACTCGGAGAATGTGAAGCATGTCGACGCTGAATATTTCGACTCCGATGATGCGCGTTTGTTTTATGCAGACAGAGCTAACAGCATTGACCGCCAGCTAAACGGCGAGATGATACAGATCGCGCAAGAAGGCAATAACCTTAACGAAATAAGATCAGACTTGATCGCTGATACGATGGAAGCCGCAGGCGCTTCTCCTCCGGTGGCCGACTTGATGTATTCGGTTGCTAGAAACAGACCGCTTTCTGTTAAGGAAGAGCAAGCCGCGAGAAAACTTACAGCCCCCGCGTTTCTATCCAGTCAAAGCGAACGCTTTAAGCGAATGGGTATGAACTATATCGGTGACTGGTACAAAGATAGCTTTGTCGAAACAAGTCAACGACTGGCTAAAACCCTCATGCCGATCATGCGTGACTTGCGTAACCTGTCTGACGCAGACGGTGCGCTCAGACGATGGTCAAGAAAAAGCAGCGCAGGATTATGGCAGGAGCAGCCAAAGTCTTACAGCAAAATTGTTCGCGCCCTCCGTCGTGGTACAGACAGCCAGCAGTACAAGAGTTTGTCATCGCAAGAAAGAAACATCGTCGATACAATTCGAAAGGAGTTCGACAGCGAACTTCAGCAGATGAGGGAGAGCGGTGCGTTTGTTGGCTACCGAAAGAACTATCTCCCGCAAGTGTGGTCGAAAGAAAACATACAAAAAAATAGAGACAATTTTTTGCAGGCAATGTCTCGATACTACCAAATAGAAAAGCAGTCTATTGGCCAAACACCCAACCTGAAAGAAGCAACCGACTTCGCCGAGCGGATGTATGATCGTCTTGCCTCAGACGAAGCAGACGGCGTGTTCGCTCCTTTGTCTGGCTCGACTAGAAATCCAAGGTTTGACCATGGAGACTACACAAGGATGATCGCGCTAGATGAGTTTCCAAGCGCGTTAGATGAGCTTGAGCCATTCCTTGAGAACGACCTGGAATTCATGCTGGTCAAGTATTTTGAAGGCAGTAAGCGACGTCTTGTTCACAATGAAAAGTTTGGAGTAAACGCCCAGGGTTTCTATGACTATCTCTCTGTTGTCGATGAGGGTAAGAAAGGGATCGAGCGTCTTTTAACCACGAACAGAGTGTATCGTAAGGACATAACCTACATGTCCGAAGACAGAACTCCCGTGTCAGGAACGCTGGTTGATACAACTGTTATGCCCTTCTCAAATAAAGAAGGAGCTGCGCCCGAATTTGTAGATCGTCTGGTCGACGCCTACAGTAAGGGCGGGGCTGGCGCGGCTCGCACACTATTAAACAGTGTGGCTCCTTCGGTTCGAGGCTCTGTTCCAAAAGCATACCAAACCCGCGTTGACGCGATTGTCGGTGCGCTTGAGGACTTCGGGGGCGAAGCGTCACAAATTACCATGCCCGATTATAAGTTTGCTGAAGCCGCCATGCGAGTAGCAAGACGACAGAGTGCGACCACATTCGGAGGAGCTGCGGCACAGAAAACCAGTCAGTTCCTGCGCAACTTCAACAACGTAACTCTTCTTGGGTTTACCACCCTCACATCACTGACTGATCTTATTCTTCCTGTAGTTAGAAGCGGAAGTCTATCAAGTTCGATGAAAGCTATCTCCAGGTTTGCGGTCGATCCAGAATATCGACGCATGCTATCCGACGTCGGCGTGGCGATGGAGAGTATTGTCCACGATAGAATGGTCCACATGTATGGAAGTTCAGACGGCAAGTACACGAACGCCTTTTTCAATGCGACTATGCTAACGCCATGGACCGATATGAACCGCAAGATAGCTGGTGCGACAGGGTTCGAAGCGTTCAAGACAATGCAACGCAAATTGATGAAGTACCAAGATCAAGTACCCATGGCTCAACAAAGCCGTGATGTCAAAATTGCACACAGATTTATGTCTTACTATGGGTTACAAGATTTCTTACCAGGAGGCGAAAACTTCCGAGTAAACATTGGTCAACCAGGATTAGCAGACGAGAACGACGCTCTTCGTCGTGCGATCATAAAGTTTGCAGACGACACAGTTTTCAGTCCCAATCCAAATGACGTACCCATCTGGGCGCAGACGCCGTTTGGAGCGATAGCTTTCCAACTCAAATCGTTCCCACTGATGATGTCTCGTCTGGCCGGAAACGTAATCGGTCGCGCTGCAAAAGGAGAGGTTGCCCCACTCCTTTACTTAACCACGCTTGGTCCAGGTATGGGTATGGCCGCGCTTGGTGCAAAAGATATAGTTCAAATGCGTGGAGGTGAAGACGAAAGAAGCGCCGAACTCAGAACTCGAACTTTAAAATCTGTTCCGTTCTCTGGATACGACGAAAAAATCCATGGCAAGCAAGACAGTTTCCTCGGTTGGTATGTTGAGGGAATGATGGCCATGGGTGGTCTGGGGCTTTTTGCTGACCTGTTACACACTGCCGCAGCGCAGGCAGACAACGGTGCATACGGTCAAATGAGAATGATGAGCGCACTGCTCGGCCCAAGTGCTGGGCTAGTCGGTTCAAGCATGACCATACTCGGCGGCGTCACAGACAGCAAAGACAGCAACTCGAAAGAAAGGTCAGCAACCCGAGAGCTTGCAACACGAATACCCGTGTTGGGAGGGGTTCGGTCTGCGCGTGAGTCAATTACCGATGCTGTAGCTGGAGAGGCAGGTTCCGGCAACAACTCTGGCGGCTGGCAAAACTCTTGGTCTAGCGGATGGAAGTAAACAAATTCGCGACGCCTCATTTTAAGTGGGACGAACTCCGGTGCAAAGGATGCGACGGTAGCTGCTCATGGTCGGTCAACGGAAAACCTCTAGTGTCTGTGACGGAAAGCGCACTTCTGAAGCTCGAAGAAATGCGGGTGTTTTTGGATGTCCCGATGCGTATCAACTCTGCATCTCGATGCCCCCGCCACAATTCCAGGGTGGGTGGTGCGCCTCTATCGCAGCACCGCGCAACATTAGAACGAGGCAGCACTGCCTTCGATGTCGCACTCACAGGCCGAGCGCCAAAGGAGGCTGTGATTGCAGCCGCTGAAGCGGCTGGGTTTGGTGGGATTGGTATTAACTACAGAACATTTGTTCACGTCGATGACCGTGGACGTGTTGCGAGGTGGTGATGGTAAAAAAAATTGAGTCGACGTATGAGCCTGGAGTCCGAAAAAGAACATCAATCGGCAGCAGTCTAAGGACTAGACCCAAAAATAAACACTCGACATACAAAAGATATAGAGGACAAGGACGATGATTGAGACATTAACAAGCGCACTTCTTGGCGGTGGCACTGGCCTTCTTGGAACAATTATCGGAAAGGTATTTGGTTGGCTCGAAGCCAAAGAAAAAAGAGAGAATTTGAAACTAGAACATGCACAAGAAGTTCGTCTTCTGGAGTTGCAAATGCAAGGTCGAGCGCAGGAAAGCGAAAGCGAACTGGCTCTGGCACAGGTCAACGCATCTGCTGCGATGAAGACCGCCAGCTATCAGCACGATCAGTCAGCGGGTGAGAGCTACAAATGGGTGGCGGCAACCCTGCGTATGGTGAGACCAATCTTGACGGTGATGCTCATTGTAATCACTGGCTCGATTGTATTCGTCTTGCCAGACGTTGGAGCTGTGACCGACGTTACCAATCAGGTCGTTTATCTAACAACGATGGCGGTTGCTTGGTGGTTTGGGGATCGCGCTCCGAGAAGGTGATCTCTCCACCAATCCCCACATATCCTGCCTTGTCCAACCAACTGTCTGTGTGATCTATCGTGTGAATTAACCGCACTGTCTTGAGATCGTCCATCATCAGCGCGACATGTCCTGGTAAAAGTTTTCCATACTGTCTTAACGCATTGTCTGCGATCTGAGTCCACCGTTCGGCAATGAGAGAGTGACTTACTTTTGGGTCTCCGTAATCACCCTCTTTATCCTCCGTAATAAACTGTTTCGCTTTATCTAAAATTTCACCGCGCTTCATTCCATCCCCGCCTTAAGAGCTTCAATTTCCGCTTGAAACATTCGAACGCTATGCTGCAACTCAGCAATTTCTCGCATAAGGTTTCGACTTTTCGTTCTTGCTTTGTTGACCTCAGACACATCATCGTCTGTAGATTGAAGAACGCTTATGCGTTCAGCGATAGAACTTAGCTCAATTTTTTTTAAATCAATTTCTAATATTTTTTTACTGAGCTTTTCAGATACTTCAAAAAATTCTGTTCTCATCAGGTAAACTCTTTTGCTTTGAAGACTGAATATTTATCGCATGGTTCCCTCGCCTCTTCGTCCGTCAGCGCACACTTCCACAAACCATCTTGCCGAGGCGAAGCGTGAACACAAGAAGTGCATGCTCTTGGAGGTTCTATCTCATTCCAGCATACCTCTCTTTTAAAGCATCCTTTGCAGCGCCAGTCTGTTTCGTCTTTGGATATCCGCGTGGCGTCTCCTCGTAAAACCTGGCTGGCTCTATGCTCCAGAAAATTTTTCTCTAGTTCGTCGTATGAGACAATCTCAGCGTGGTATTCAGACGTATTCTTATTCATAGAAATGAAGAATGCCTGCCGAAATCCACTCATGGACATCATCATTTGAAGCTGCGCGTAATAACTCGGATGTGAAATTTTAACTCCGCTCTTCTGGAATTTTTTGAACGAAGCGTCGTTCATCGTTTTGATCTCAAGGATGCGCAACTCGCCATCGTCGAGTTCGATATGACCGTCCATATTGCAGGCAATGTGACCGCCCATCTCTTCATAATGATGTTGACGCCCCGTCAAACCATCCTTTTCCCATACGCGAACATCTGCTTTATTTTTTAAATGCTTGACGATTAAGTCTTCAAAGACATGACCCGCCTCAAA